ACTGCTTTTTTAGCTTTACTGGAGTCCATCATTTCTTACCTTTCTGAATAGGCATAGGAGGGTAACCAAGAGGTAGTTGACCCGTAGGAGGCATCATCTGCATCAGTTGATATTGCTGCTCAGCACCAATTTGGTTTTGCACCATCTCAGCAGAGCTCAGCATGCCAGGAACCAGCAGGCCATTCCTAGGAAGGGGAGAACCAGGGAGGTTGAGCTTGAGATAAGAGTTATCCAAATCACGTGGCATCCGGGGCTGTGGAGCATTCGGGTTACCAACCTGCGTTTGCATATCCTGCATTCGGATAGGTGCATACTCATCGGTGTTGCCAGCCATGACCTGACGTGCAGTGTCGCCAGCGCCAAACTGAACAAGACCGGGAGCACCAATCGGGCCACCAGCAGTACCGATCGCCTCCAGAAATTGATCAGCCTTTTCTCTCGCTCCTGCCTTCTTTTTAGCCATAACTTGATAAAAAATTGGGGGCAGTTTCCTACCCCCTATTTTAGACTTAGTGAAGTCTAGAGATCACTCCATCACAAGGAGCTTGTTGCGGAACACCTCAGGATTCTGCTGAGCAGAATTCAGATAACGCCAGGCGTTAGAGGGGTCACGATCGGCCAGGTTGCCGAAGCTGTTCCAGAAGTCGCCAGCGTTAGCAGCAGCTTGAGGCTGGGGAGGAACGGGCATTTGGGGACGGGCAGGAGCAGCTTGTTGCTGATACTGCTGACCCACTTGCTGAGCACCCTGAGGCATGACAGGAGCGGCTTCATCGGGGATGGGATGAGGGCCGTTCTCGCCAAAGAACTCACAGGTGTAGTCGGCGAGGATGTCGGGATCAGTCAGGATGGCTTCATAAGCCTTGTGCTCATTGGAGAGCTCCTGAAGCAGTTCACAGGCTTGGATCAGCTGCTGGTTGGTCTGGATGAGGGCATCCTCAACGTTGCAGGCATAATCGTTAAGAACCTTGGGAACATCAGGACCGAAGTGGTCAATGATCTCAAGACTTGCTTCGCTTACTCCGTTGGCTCGGAGCTGGTCCGGCGTAATTTCCAGCGAAGTTTGGGAAGAGTTGCTGGAGAATGCCTGGTTGTTGTTGATCGAAGGCGAAGAGGTCTGCATCCCCAGGCTGCTGAATTGGGGAGCCTGTTGGGAACCGTAGCTGGCCGGGTCGATTGCTGGGGTCTGAGTCGATTGTTGACCCAGGGTTGGGAATTGGACGGGCGAACTCAGGAGCCCGACCACCTTGTTGAATGCCTCCCGGTAAGGGTTCTCCGCTTGTGGGGTCGCCTGGTACGCCTGGGGCGCGGACTGAGTAGGGGTTGAGACCGGCATCTGGGCTGCCATCTGGGCCGGCATTTGCGGGGCTGGGGCCGTCACCTGCTGGTATGGCGCCACCCATTGGTTGTTGGTTGAAACCGCCGGAGCCTGCGCCGCCGTCTGCGCTACCGGAGCCGCGTAGCTGGTCGGTTGGGTCGGGGATACTTGGGGTGCCGATTGGGTCGGCATTGCGGTATCGGCCTGCATAAGTTACCTCTTTTTGTAGGCTTTCGAGTGTGCGATAAAGGAAGGGGGTGAGATCTAATCTCGGATCCGCAGCCATCGGAAGATTTGGTTGCTGCGGATGTGGTGTCCGCATCTCTTGATTGATTAGATCAATGAATGCGGAGTAAGCCCTCTGTACTTCCCCTACCACACGGAATGGGAAACCGGAGAGCATGCCCGCGATCTCGTCATCCGTTTTAGAAGGGAATAGATACTTCAGTGCTTCAATGCTATCAACACCTAACTCTTGCAAGTTTCTGGTGAAAATAGACTGGTTGAGTTTATCCTGTGTTGTATCTTCATACACAGGCCCCAACCAGCGCCAGAGGACAGTTCTATCACCATCCGGGGCGAGACCAAGAACTCCATCTGGGATTTCTTGCTCTTCGATTGCTTTGTCAATTGCAGCTTGTAGTTTTTTCTCGTATCTAGCCTTCGCACGATCATATTTCTCAAGTGCTTTATCGTCAGGCTCTTCAGGAAGCTCCGGGTATTTGATGCCACTTTCATAAGCAAGTGACTTACGGAAAATCTGCTCTTCCTGGAAGATAATCAACTCCAGGCACCTATTAATCCCGTATGTATAAAGTTGCAAGCATTTCTTCTTGGCAGTTGCACTCACACGGCCATACGCCGACTTGTATTCAGTTGCAGTGACATTGGTAATGCTCAGATCATCGATCCCGCCTAGCGCCAGTCGGATCTCGTTTCTCAGCTGCTCGGCGTAACGCGCTTGATCGGTGCTGACAGCATTAGGTGTAATAAAACCAACTCGGTCTGTCGGCTCGAGGTTTGCGATGACCCTGGGGACACGCATTCCCGATCCCGGCTTACCGATGTAACCAGGGGAATTACGAGTTACGTTATCTTGCTTGAAAGTAGAGCTGGATAAGAAAAACTCGGATTCAAAGCCAGATTGACTTGAGATGCTTGGACGTTGGGGTGTGTCGCCACCATCTGCTTCTACAATGTCTTGCTTTGGCCGCGACGACAGCAGTGTGGGGTTTCCAAAGAACGACAGGTTTGCCCTGATATTCTTGACCATCTCATCATGAGCAACGATCTGATTCGCCAGCCACTCGAATTCACCAGAACCCTCAGTGCCAAATGCATCAGGGTTGTTCAGAACTTCGACACATGGAATGAACTCCATGGTGTTTTTAAGAACTTTCTTTTCCGTGAAAGGAAAGTCCATTGCAGGATTATCGAAGCTGATCTCCTGTTCGCTATGGTTCTCCTCAATGGTCTCTGCCGTGATGCGGAGACGCATATAGCGCTTATCAGTATTTAGGCCTACACCCCCAAAGCCACGTGAAGACTTGACTTTATAAGGGTAGATGATGATTACTTCTTCTAAATCGCCTTCGGGAGAATAGTAAGTACGATAGGAATCCTTATCAAACCAGTAAATTCGATAAGTTTTTTGTGTAGGTCGGATATAAAAAAGGCCTTTGCCGTAAGCAAGAAATCTATCCCAGATTGAGTCCAGACGTGCGTCAAGCTTGTTGAACTTAATTACCTGTTGAATGAAGTCGTAACGCTGGGTCCCGAAATTATCCTGCATCGGATAGAACTCCACACCCTGGCGGATCCCAAACATTTTCATTTGGGACAGGTGGGCGTTCACCAGCATGGTGTCCGCAGGGCCTGTACTGTCGCGTGAAACTACCGACTTGAGGATAGAGTCAAGCTGTGATTTAGCACTATCGCCCATTCTGTTTAAAAGGTCTACTGATCAATATCGTACCCAGCTTCCAACCTTTTGAAAATAATTGTGCCGTCCTCGACTTCCACATCGAAACGTTCGTTCGGTTGCAGAGCCATGTCGTGACAAAGTTCATCCGGTAGAGGCAAGATGGCAGAACCATAAGCATCTTGCTCAAGTTCTACTTCAAAGTAACTGGGAGACATCGCGTGGAATATCTATAGTTTAAATCGTCAATACTCTAACTCTAGTTTTCCTCGTGTCATTAGTCCGTTGCAGAGCCAGACAAGAGCATCGACACAGTCATCGTGTGAGCTGACGCCAAAATTCACGATCTCATCTGTGAGTGCCTGGAACTTGCGATATTTATTGAAAATTATTTTCCGTTGCTCGAAAAGACCCATAATCCCCCGGAAACGTGCAACTTTGTCGCCCCTAAATCCTTTGACCGGATGCCAGTTTAGATTGTACAGACCATGTTCTCCTTGGCAGATTCTTTTGAAGTCAGCCTCCAGCGAAGCCTGGTATGCCACTGCTTCTGACCAGATTTCGACTGTATTACCTGTGGGGAAGTACTGATCTCGTTCTTTATGGACAATCCCCCATTCCTCCATCATTTCCATGATTGCATCGAGTTTTTCGAGGTTCCCCATGATCCTCAATCGCTTGCAATCAATAATGTGAATCTTCCCTCCCACTCGCCCACCCATTACGAAGACCGTGTAGTCGTTACGTTCACGAACTCCGGCGGAAAGGTCAACGCCGACGCCTATGCAGTCGAACTCTTTGGAGATTGGTCCTTTGACGATTAGGTCAGGGGAGAGCGAAAGCTCGCTCGTTTGTACGACCTGATTTTGATACTGAAAGCTGAAGGCGATGGGGGCTTGACGACGGCGGTCTCGCAGATAATCGAGAGACCACATCTCAGGCCAATAGGACTGTTCGTCTCCGTTTCCGTCGACGGAGATTGCAGACTGGACGATCTGCACCCAGTCGTTGGCCGGAATGAACGTGGAGTTGTGGATGTCGTCATGACGGAAGCGGGTTCCTAGACAGATCGCACGCCCACCTTCGAACATGGTTGGGACGATGACTGAATTCCAGTTATCCTCCATAGCCTGGCGGATATCCCGGTTCTTGATGTCGTCCGCACTCTTGATCGCGTCATCGATGATGCAAAGGTGTGAACGCTTGGAGGTCACGGCACCTTTGAGACCTGCACAACAGACCGTGAACTCTTCTTCACCCGCTGTCCGGATTCCGGCGAACTTCCAATCAATACTCCAGTACTCGTTTGAGTTGATGCCCTTGGCGATCTTTACCGTGGGGAATATCTCCTTGTATGCCTTACTCTCCTCAATGATCCTCTTGATCGCTGCGCTCTTGGGTCTGGCCACATCCACCGTGTAGGAGATGTAGAGGATTTTCAAAGGTTTCCGCGCCAGTGCATGCACACCAACAGCCCACGCTGTATAGAGGCCGAGGATCGTGGATTTAGCGCTACCCCGTGGGGCAAGGATATCGATGTTGGGTCCACCGATCCCAATGAGGCACTCACTGTCCTCTCCCGTACAAAGATATTTATGCCATTCTTTATGGTGCTCCGCTGGTGGTTTATCACCTACAACATCACAGAAATATGCAAAATCTTTCCTTGCTCGTTCTACATCAATATTTGATGTCTTCTTAACGATACGTTGTTGTGCTGCAGCACGTGCAGTTCTTCGATATACGCTATGAATACTTGTTCCTGCCATGCTCAAAGCATAGCGCCATAAATCATTTCCTTAGGATTCTTCCTGGAAGATCTTTGTCCAGACACCCATTGATGCCTCTTGGAGTGGACCTTCGATCGGATCATCGCGAAAGATTGTTAACATTTCCCTAATCGCACGATCGGCTCCAGCGAGGATCAAGCCTTGCTTATCAAGAAGAATTTTCTCATCATTCAACTGCTTGATAGTGCCCCGCAGTTCCTTCTGCATCATCGCAATGCGCGAGGCGCCCATATCCTGTTTCACCATTCCCATATCGATCGCATCTCGCAACTTAGAGATGTCCATCGTCATGGCGTCAATCTCCATCTCCAGAACGCCAGAAAAATCCCGCTTCTTGTACTCCTGCTTAGACCACTCGTCACACTCAACGATTGATCCAGTGAAGCCTAAGAAACGGGCGTATAGGTAGATCTGGATGGGAGTTCCTGCTCTTTTGCAGAAAGCTAGAAAGGATTCACGGTCTTTTTCAGTAAGAGTGTGAATCCAATCAATCATGCTCGATATTGGCGCTGAGCCTGTTCGAAATCCCTGTTCTCTTTATAGCGCCTGAACATCTCTCGCTGCAAGTCAGTTGCTCGAGTTTCGCGACCAGTTTCTCTGATTCCAGCACGCTGTTCTTCGCCCTCAACTCGCCTTGTCGCCCGCGTTTCTGTTCCTGCAGTCTGGAGACCTTGACGATACTGGGTGCCAGTTTCAACGATCCCCGCTCTTTCTTCTTGACCTCTGACACGTGCAAGGCCGGTGTCAAGCCCAGCTTGTGTTTGCCGTGTGAGACGGTCCTCTGCGGAAGCAGCTGCTCCACGTCGAATGTCCTGGCCAGCGAAGAATTCAGCGTTAGTCCGATCTAATTGAGCACCAAGCTCCATGTTCAGTCGGGTCTGTTTACCGCTGACTTCATTCAGAGCAGTCTGGGTCGCCACAGCCTGTGTAGGCGTCTGGGTCACAACCGGCGGAGGGGGTGCCGGTGCATAAACAATAGTCGGCGGCGGTGGCGGCTTTGGTCTCGACCCCATGAGTACTCTTCCAGTGTTATTAGTTTAGATCAGGCAATACGACGCCCGGCATAACGACCAAGCCCTGATTGTGCAAATCCAGTTGCTGCTTGTTGTTGAGTGGCGATAGCCCCTGCTTCTCTTGCAAATGCATCGGAAGCAAGTTGCTGCTGACGCTGCTTAGACTCCATAATTGCTTGGATGCTGGAGGGAAGTTGCTCCTTGAAAGCCTTGAAGCGCTTGCTTGCATCTAAATTACGCTCAATCGCTCTCGCAGTAGAAGCATCAACATACGGCAGGAGCTCCTGCATCTGTTTGATGGACTGCTCGGTACTGACTTCACCTGCCGTCCGAATTTGCTGAAGCGCTGAGTCGGCTCTGCTTTGCTCAACTTCCTTCAAAAAATCAAGTACATTTTGACTCTCAAAAGCACTTTCCTCTCGGTTCTGCTCACGAGCTTTACGATTCTGTTCTTCTAACTCTGCCTTTTGCTTAGCCAAAAGGGCTTCTTGCTGATCCTTAAGTCCTGTCGCTAAATCAGCAGCCCGGCTTGCATCGTACTGTCTCCTTTGGTCAGCAGACATACGTCCGTACGGATTAGCTTTTGGAATTAATCCAAAAGTGATATTTCCCAGCGCGTCTTTTACAAACTCGTCAACAGTTTCCAGTGCGGTTGTAGGGCCGCCATAATCAGGTTTTAAGCCATAATCAGCTGGTAGATAACCTTGTCTTTTTAAAAGCTCGATTGTGGCGTCAGATGCTTTTGACATATCACTGATATTGGTATTGATTCGTCAGGGCAGTGCCGGCTTGTTGCAGCGCACCGAGTCCGGCGCGGATACCAGCATCCTGTGCAGCACGTTGCATTTCTGCACGAGTCCTGATGTTCTGGCGGATACCAGCGGCAGCCATGTTGCGCTCAAAGTCTTTCTTAGCAGTCGCCTCACGGACTTCCATCACCTCAGGCATCAAGGTGCGGAACACATCGCGTTGAGTTTGTGCATCCTTCAGGGTCTGAAGACGCTGGCCCATGCCTGCGGGACCGAGGACATCAAGAGGGCTTCCGTAGGGAGAAGTTGGTCCATATTGTCCCATTCCAGGGGGAAGTGCTCCGCCACCAATGCTGCCATAAACAGGTGCACCATCAGCCGTGTAGCCGATAACTCCAGCACCTGTCTGTACAGCGCCTCCGGCCATGCGGGCTGTTTGAGGTGAGCCTGTGATTTCTGCTTGCTTCATGCCAAGGCCAAGAGCACCTAAGCCTGCAGCAGTACTAAGAACATCGCGGGCACCACCTGCGATAACACTTTTAGGGGCATCAGTTAGACCGCCGAGCAAACCAGGTGCTGCTTTCATTCCTTTAGCAACAAGACCTGTGGCAACACCTTTAAGAGGCATGCCTGTGAGGTAACCGAGGCCTCCTTGTACAGCGGCTTCGCCTAACTTACCTTGTTTTAGGGCAGGTACGGCAGAGCCTACAGCCATGATCGTAGGCAGATACTGCATTGCAAATCTTCCTACTGTAGGTAATGCACTTAAAACCGCTGGCACCGCCATAACTAAATACTTCTTCTTATGTTAATTAGTTTAAGTTAGGTAACTTTTAGATCAGCTCAAAAAGCCGCCGACAGCACCAATACCTGCCATGTGAGGCTGTCCTGTCATGGCTCCTTTAGCAAAGCCGACTGCAGCGCCTGCAAGACGTTCTCCAATTCCTTTCGAACCGGGAATAAACTTACCGCCCGTTTTCATCATGTAGAAAGGATCCCGTTGTTCGGAAAGACCAGACGCAAGCTGCGAGCTACTGGCAGCCATTGCAAGGGGGGATTTCTCTTTTTCTTCTCCTGTTCTGGGGTCTGTTCTTCTTTGCTTGTCGAGGTTTTTCAGATAATTATCTAAAAAATTTACACCAGCTTTCGTGGCACTTGAACCAAAAAAATCAGATTTGGATGCTCCACTCCCTTGAGGTAAAACACCGCCAAAAGCAGAAGAATTTTGATCATAAAGATCTTGCTGAGCTTCTGCGCTAGGTCCGTATTTACCTCCCCTTTGAAAATCAGCAGGGTTAAAAGAAGCCATATTAAAAATCGAGTATTAAAATAATTTTATCAGTACTGAGGAATTGAACCGAAGATTTGTTGTCCCACCGCCATCGGGTCGAAAAGACCAGCGCCGGACATTGGTTGATTGCGCGGAGTGCGAGCCTCTGCACGCGCCTGGGCAATCATCATGTCGTGTTGCTGGCGCTGCTCCTGTAAGAAGAGCGATTGCTGGAACTTCTGTGCGGCGAGTTCCTGGTTACCGAGTTGGCGGGCAGCATCCGCCTGGAGCTTGGCATCGATGATCCCGTACTCAGAAGCCTCGCGAGCAGCGATCGTATCCATGGCTGCGGTGTAGGCAGTTTCTGGTCGATCCATCATCCCACTCGCCAGGGCAAGAGGTGCTCCAA